TGTTTGTCCGTCACGTACAGTCCAATTATTTTATTGTATAGTGCGGTGTACGGTTTTCCGATCAATTTAATTGGTGCGGCATGCAGTTTTGACAATTGTCTTGTGACGTCGCAAATACTTGATGTAGTTTCCGGAATCCACCATCGTCCAAGATAAGGAAACGGCTTGTTTGCCAGCCCTTCGTGTTCCAGTTTGGTTTCAAGTTGGAGATCTTTGCAAACCCTTAGGATGATGTCAGTCTTGTTCTGGAAGATGACGAGGTCGTCACCGAGACAGAGGGTCTTCTTCATTGTGCTATTCCACGCTTGCATTGGGGTCTTACCAAGCTCACGAAAAGAGCAATAGCTAATGAATGCACTGGCATCAGAGTTGCCTCCAGATGTGATGGTTGATCCAGATCCCATTTGGCAAATACAAATAAACCGATTACCTTCGTCATCTATCACAGTGTAAATGCAATCTCGCAACCACAGCTCATAAAGGACGCCATGATAATGTGTGCCAAAACTACCCAACATGCAGGGCAAATTGATTTCGTACCTGAGGAAGTGGTTCCAATGGGCATCAAATTTAGATTGGTCAACACATGTTACGGTATTCAGGGGGCTATACATGGCGTCAGCTGCGATGCAAGATATCTTCTCACAAAGGTCCTTTGGGTGATACCCGCTCGTATAACAGGGCATCAAATCGGCCATTCGCTTCGAGTAAGGAAGTCCGAATGTTCCAAATCCGATCTTGAGTTGGTTGGGCTGTGGAGTAATGGATCTCTTCGGACCAATTTTACCAAGTGCTTCTTCCTTTCCAAATTGCTTACACACAACAATTTTGGGGAGGTAGGTCGCGCCATCAGTGGCAACTTCATCAAGTTGATGTCGTTGCCCAGGTCGCTTCCACTTGTCATAAAGCTCGTCCATGTCGTAGGGCACAACGACTGAGCCTTGGTTGGTTCGAAATTCCACGTATTCGCGCGCATACTTGTAGTACTTTGCCTTGTACTTCCATTTTGGGTTTACCTTGATGTCAACAAGACGCTTCGACATGCCATCGGTTGCTGTGTTGTACGATTTCGTCGCACAAAAACCGCCAGCGCCCATCATTGGGGGCATGTAAAAGTAGAAAGTTGGCTTACCGTCTTCAGACACCAAGGGAAAGGCCGGTTGGTAATGGGACTCATAGAACTCGGAGCCTTTCCAAGTGTTCTGTATCTCCTGGGGATTCATGAGACACTTGTAGACAATGGGAGAGTATACGCACACCTCTTCGGGCTTGAGATCGAGATGTTTGGCTAACACGGAAATGTAACGCTCGATTGATGCTATGGTAGGTACTTTTGATTCGGCTAATTTAATCCTCATAGCATCAACCGTTGAGCAAGGGAGTGTGATGGACGCGGTTGGCGATCCATTGGCTCGTTTTGCGCTAATGTTGTAGACTAGTTGGTCATCGTCCGTTCGATGTTGTATGACATATCCAGTGCCAACGTCCGCGTTGATGTACTCATGTTTGTGCCTAAACCACGGTAGCCTAAACCTTAGGCGTGTCGCTTTTGGAATAATGATCACAACCGCACGTACTTGATCAACACGCAGTACCTTG